TCTTCATCAATATATTTAGGACAATAATATAATTTGTTGCAGTTGATATCAGCAATATCACATAATACGCGTCTCTTTCCATTTTGAGATTGGATAATCTTATCACATTTATTGAAATAAAAATGATAACCTTTTCGAGTTTGAATGTAAAATTTACAATCTTTTTTAAGTTTGTCTAAAATAATACATTGCTCTGGTTTATCAATGTCAATTGTTGAAATATTAGATGTGTCAATTTGTATTGCGTTTGGTTCAATCATTTCACCTCTAAAATGGATAGGTTTATAGTAATGTTTTACATTCTCATATAATTCTTTTTTAGGGTGAATAGTGTTTTTTTTCAATTCCCCTGCTTCATTTAAATATCCACTCATATAAATTCCTGAATAATCAAAATTTTTAAATGCTTCAAATGCCATATAATATTATATCTTATATATATAATACAAATATTAACTAATTAATTATATTAATTTTAATTAATTAATTAGTTTGTTGGATTTTTTGTATTTCTTTTAAATATTATGGCATAAAATCCTACAAAATATTTATGTTTTGCTATAAACATTAACTGCTTCTGTGATATCGTGTCCCATTCTATTAGATAATTCCCTCATCTTCTCAATAGGTATTAAATCACTTACTGCCTTATGTCTATTTCCCGATACTGTTATTTTCTTCCCAATATTTTGTTGCCCTATTTTTTTATATATTTTTGATAAATAATTCCTTGTCATTTTTTGCCCTGTTTGATTAAGAAATAAGTAATTGCTATTACTAAATTTATTGAGAACTTTTTTATATTCAATCAATAAATTATATAATTTGCTGTCAATATTTAAAATTTTCTTCCCATATACCTTTGATGTCTTGTAATTATTCAAATGATATTTTACGGTCTTATCTTTCTTATTCAATACTAAATAATTGTCGTCTTCATTATCCATATCATCAGTATTGTATATTAACCTCGTATCTGCAAAATCCAATCTGCTTGGCAATGCTTGATACAACTTGAAAATAACATAATCACGAATTTTAAAGTAATCATTAATGTCATTATATTTCTTTGGTAAAGCATCAAATAATTTACTTTCTAATTTCTCATAATCTTCTGTCGTTCCTATGCTTTCTAATTCCTTTTCATTCTTTTCGTGAGTTTGTAATTTATTTTTTATAGCATTGTTATATTCTTCACATTTTGTTAAATATTTACTTTTAATATTTTCAAGTGCCTTAGTTTTCTTTAATAAATTCATATATGACAATACCGCCCCAAGTTTTGTCTTTCTCGAATTAAAATTGTCATAATGCTTCTCTAAGGTCTTTATAACTTCATCCGGATTAGTTAAAAATACACTTACACTATCAGCATTCATTAATTCGAGCAATTTTTTAATACAAGAGATATATATGTTGATTGTATAAATTGATAAATCATCCCTTTTCGTTTGAAATCGTTTCTTAATCTCATCTAATTCCATTCTTATATATTAGATTTATATAAATTTTATATTAATAAAGGGCATAATTAGACTAAAAATTAATTTTTAGGCGTCTCTATTGATACTTTTTAATAATTAATTTCTAAATCTAATATAAAAGAATGGTTTATGTGAAGATGAGTGAATATAAATTACTGGGATTTAGGAAATCTCAAAAGCAATTTAAGAAATATGACGCTATTTTAAAAAGTAGAAAAACTGGGGAAATTAAATATATGCCTTTTGGTGATAATCGGTATGAGAACTTCCGCGATATGACTGGATTGAATTTATACCCTGATAAAATCCATAATGATAAAAAGAGGAGATTGATGTATAAATTGAGGCATCATCACAATCTAAAATTTGGATATTATAGTCCTTCATTTTTTAGTTTTTATTTTTTGTGGTGATTTTAATTTTATAAATATATAATATTATGAGTTGCTTTGATGGTTTATTTAAACTGAAAAAAGGAGAATTAAATAAACTTGTAAAAGCAATAGATAAATCTATACCGGTAAGCAAACTTAGAAAAAGTGATTTACTATGTATGTATATACAATTAACAAATATTATGTCTCAACCTAAAACAACTAAATCACAGTCTAAAACAACTAAATCACAACCTAAAACAACTAAGCCACAACCTAAACCAAAAAAACAACAAGAAATAAAAGAGACTATATTAAAAGAAAATAAATCTAATTCTATTGATGCTATGAATGATAGAATAAGAGAAATTAATAAAATTTTAAATAGAGAAGGTTATATAGATCCAGCTATGGAATATTCATTATTAAAAGAACGCACCAAATTAGAGGATTATATAGAGTTCGAAACTTAATATTCACTTTGAGTGTCTGCCGTCATATCACATGTATTACACAAATCAGTGTTTAAATCGCATTTTTTACAACAAATTACACAATGCCCGGGCATAGTCTCATCATCACTCATATATATATTTCTATATGGTATTCGTTTTTTATATCCGTGTAATATCCCTAAGACTTTTTTATGCTTATTATATACATAAAAAAGTAGTGCTAAATCCGCTATTACATCGTCAAATAATCTTTTGTTAAAATTTGTCTTAATAATTTCTTCTATCTTACTTGACATATTATAATATATAAGAATATTTTATTTGTGATTTTTAATATAATATCTAATTAAATATAACTAATATAATAATGTTTGGAGGTTCTGTCTATAAGATTACTGACAACAATAATAATGTTTGTTATGTTGGTTCAACAACACGAAATGTCAATAAACGATTTGCAGAACATAAATATAATTCATTACATTCTAATAAAGCGTTATATGTGTATATTAGAGCACACGGAATAAATAATTTTTCATTTGATGTATTACATACTTCACAATTCAACGATATTATTGAATTAAGAAAACAAGAGAAATCGTTTATTTTAAGTTTAGAACCAATGTTTAATATAAACATACCATCTCGAACTGAATATGAATATAGAAGAGAAAAAAGAACCGAAATAAGGCGTTATGGTGATGAACGAATAGAATGTGTTTATTGTAACAAACAATATTCAAGAAATCATAAAAGTCATCACGAAAAGACGAGTTATTGTTTAGATAAGAAAAACGAGTTAGCGTTAGAAATTAACTCAGCATAATTTTAGAATTTGCGGAGAGATTTTGAAATTAGATTTTTGTATCCATATTATGCCATAATATTTTAGAGAAAATCAAATGATGGATACAAATAATTTGTAGGATTTTATGCCATAATATTTAAAAGAAATACAAAAAATCCAACAAACTAATTAATAATACTTCTCATATAATTTTAATTGGTTGCTTAGTAATTCATTATTTTTAATATGTAAATCACAAGCATAATTCATATCTTTAATTTGGTCTTGGTAATCATAAATTTTTCCCATTAATACATTACAATTCTCACAAAATAATGGTTTATCATCGTATTTTTTACAAGAGAATATTAATCCCATTATAATAAAACTAATCATAAAAATTATATGAGACATAATTATATGTTAAGTGAATTATTAAACACCGCTTGTAAGTTGGATAGAGATTGGCACATATCATCACACGTTAAAAATTTAATGGTTATTGTCAAAGACGTCCAACCCTTAGTTATCGTAGGATTAGGTTATTATAAATATATTTCATTACTTAGATATTTAGTTTAATAAATCTCAAACCATCATAATTTTTTGTTAAGTCTATTAAATGTTTTTGATATGTTCGTCTAAAAACATTATATTTTCCATTTAGATATTTTACACAATCAATAATTTGTTTGGTTGTATATTCCATATATGAATGTCAAATAATTTAAGCAAAACTTAAATTCCATCTAATTTTATTAACCCCAATAGCAATCACATCAAATGAATACGTGTGTATAGTCGATGCAGAATTGAGAGCAACAGATAAAATCGGTGCTTGAGTATAACCTGCAGTAAAATCGCCCGTAGGACTGCCAACGAATTTATTAAAACCTATAGACCATAAATTCGGTTCTACATCAACTGGATTACTCTTGAATTTGCTTTGTCCTACCTCTTGACCTTTACCTAAGTTTGCAATGCTTGTGGTCGTTATTGTGTCTAAAGCATGAATTTTATAAAAGTATTGAAACTGATTCATTGGTGTAGCACTGTTTGAATAATTCCATCGTGTTCTGTAAAAATTTGCACCTGTAGCTGGACTAGTTTGGATCTGAAACCATAGTTGACCCTCAGCATTAATAGTCGTGTTATTGTTTATTCTTACTATAGCCCATACAGATTGTAAATCCTGAAAAGTATAAGCACTTAGATCAATAGGTAGGGTCCAGTTAATTTTATTACCAGATGGCGCACTCTTAACAAAGGACCAATAATTCCCAGTTGCTGATTGGACGGGGTCTGATGTTGTAGGATCTAATCCTTTCCACTCTAATTGCTGTTGTGCAGATAAATTAGACCATACTACATCATATATTGTTGTTGAACTCAGATTATTACAATTTATCGCTCGTAGCAAACCTGCACTAACACCGATATTTTCAACACCATTGAGAAATATTTTCTTAGATGTGCTAAGGTCTCCAATTTTAACATCATTATTGAAGAGATATTCACTTGCCCCACGAAAATCGGTTTTGCTTCCTGTTTCATTATCTAAAACAAAATCACCATTTATTCCATTTACTTTATATAATTTAATATTATCTGCGTCAGTATCATTATTTAAAGTTAAACTTTTACCCTGATTTAAAATAACATTTTCGTTGCTTATGATATTATTGTCAAATACATAAGAATTACTATTTAGAAAAACTGTTCTTGAACCTTGTGTATTATTAATAGTGAAATCATCAGTGCCGGAAGACATCGTACATGGTAGAGTTGTTAATGATTGAATATTTATAGCATCATTACAATTTAATTGTTTATAAACATCAATAACTCCATAATCACGAATAATTAAGTCCTCACTTTTATTTGTCCCTGTTGATGTTAAGCCGTCGCTAATAATAACTGACCCTTGAACTGGTGTTATTAATGGTGTATCAGTTATTAAGGCATTAGGATTTCCCGGGACTGTATCAACAAAAGACGAAGAACCATCTGTATCAAAAGCGATAATTTGTCCGTCCCCAGTTGGTGCAACTTTTGGAAATTCATAAAGACTGTCTAATGAATTATTGACAACATTTAAACTTGTAGCACCAACTTTCGAATAATAAAATATCGGTGTTGAACCGCTTTTATTTGATACGATTGACATATATATTATATTTTCATAATTATAATTATAAATTCAATATATATATATATTTATGTCTTGGATTTTTAAAGAATTGCGTAATTTCGCAAAAAGACCACTTGAAGAGGAACAAGGTATTATGGATTGGCTTGTGTTTGGTAATAGAGCACACAAACCCAAAAAAGTAATTCCAGAAGTAATTAAAACCGAACCAGATATTGATGATATAAAGGATATCATAAAAAACGAAGAATTATCACCAGCACCAAAACCATTTATACCCCCAGCACCTCCATTGCCATCTAATATCCCCCCAGCACCTCCATTGCCATCTAATATTCCCCCAGCACCTCCATTGCCATCTAATATTCCCCCAGCACCTCCATTGCCACCAATAAAAGAACTCATACCAAAACCAAGACCCGAAAGTGTTATTTATCAAAAACCAGAACCAAAAGAAAATGAAAATGACAAATTTTTAGAAAGCATAAGAAAAGGAACAACATTAAAACCAGTAAAAAAACCTGAAATAAAAATTAAAAAATCTTTTCTTGATGAACTAAAAGAAGCTCCAAAACTTACAAAAAAAGAAATAAAAATTATTCAAAAAGAAGTTAAAAAATCACCACCATCATTTAATGACCTAATAAAAGCAAATAAGAAATTCCAAGCATTAAGTAGAAATGTTGAGACTAAAAATGAGGAAAATGAAATAGATGAATTTGCTGGATGGGGCATTAAAAAACCAAAAAATAAAAGAAAAAAACAACCAAAATATTATTATTATTAATTATTTGTATCCATCATTTGATTTTCTCTAAAATAATATGGCATAATATGGATACAATTTATTTTATTATTATTTTATTTCAAATAATAATAAATATTTCAAAAAATTATTTAACTTAATAGATGTCTTTTAAGCATTGCCTTAGTCATCTTACGACCGCCGGACATACCTAATCCAATTTCTTCAATCAAATCAGCTGCTTGTGATTTGCCTTCTTCATCACGACCCCTGAGAAAGTCTTTTGCGGTTTTACCGATTTCTTTTGTTAGGGGATGAGAAAAATATTGTTTGAGTTGTTTGAGTGCGTTTGTTAATTTACCTTCTTTTAGGAATTTCTTAACTTTATCCAAGAACGAAGCACCGCCGAAAACTTCATCGTTAATAACATCATACTGTACGCGTTCGTTTCGTTTTACTGCGGTTAAAACATCTTCGACACTCAACGCGCCAATTGTCGTCGCGACGGTATTTGACGCGTATGTTTCTTGAACCCCGGAATAATGGATTACGATGAACATATTAAAGGGGATGCTATCAACATTATAAGGATTACTAGCAACATTAGGAGTAGCAATTTTAGAAATAGGATTTTGGAAAGAACATTCTATTTGAACGTTGCATTTAGTATTACAAGATGGGGCAAGGGAACTATCTAATGTAATATCTTTTGAAAGTTTAAGGCAAATAACAGCACCCACACCACTATTATAAGAAATACCAACAGCACCGTCACCTTCATTACTATATTCAACGGTATCAACACCGGAACAATTAAATTGAGACCAAGGGATATTACATCCATTTTGACGGCAAAATCGATATACACTCAAATCACTGGCATTTTGAAACTGATTAACACCATTAAAATTTACGCTCAATGAATTTTGAACGTATCGGGCAAAAGTGTCAGTGACGTGAGGAGATGAATTCATGAAGGCATCAGTAGGACGACAGAAAACATAAATAGCTTCGGGAATTCGACTAACCTGAATAACAGAAGATGAAAAACGAACAGCCGCACCACCGATTGCGTCAGCTTCAGACATTCGCATAGGTTGTTCCGTTGAAGAGAAGGCGACAAATTCATCGTAGGGCAAACTTTGAACGCTTAATGTTCGTCCAACATCAAGAGGCGATGGGATGGCTTGTAGTAGTGATAAATTACATTCACCATCAAATAGAACCGAAACTGGGCCATTAACATAGGCCGTATTAGTCATAACGCAAGAAACCGCGCGCGAAAAATTTCCCATATTATAGGTGAGACTGTATTGAGCTATGCGTCTCAAGCCCTCTTTGCGTTGTTCTAATCCAGAGAGGAGAGGGGGAATTAATACGGGTTCAAGAAATCGAACACCAAGAGTTAGAGTAGTTCCCGCCCAAGTAGCACTTTCAATATACGATGACGCGAACCGTCCCTGATATTTACCACCAATAATTTGACCTGCGGTTAAAAATGGGCCTTGTCCTGCAACATAAGGGGTTGACATATCTAAATCCGGGTTTGCCTCACTATAATTCAAATATTTGTCATAAAATCCATAGCGTTGAAGAGCGGAAGCAATTTGAGATGATTGTATAGAAGTTGAAGAATTGCCCTGTTGTAAAACAATAGAAGTAGCACAGAGTGAAAGTGCGTTTGGTCTTAGACAAATAGTATTATCTGCTGGTTTAGCATTCCAAGGAATAGTAATTTTTGCTCTAATATCCAATAGCCATACTCGGTCAGTTATAGTATTCTCACTATTACAATTTATAGTCCAACTAATGGAATTAGAACTTTTATTTGTTGAAGAAATGTTATAATAATTTTGAATAGATGCTGATTTTTCAACAGCAAAAATTGCTTCGGTTGATTGGTCGCATAGGGGGTCTACTACGAGAACTTTATGAAGAGGAACGGGAATTGCCTGAGACATATTATATATATATAAATTATATATAAAATTAAAATGCTATTATAATTAAATTAAATTTTAATAATCAAATTTTTTAATTATTTGTTTTTACATAATCTCTTGGAACAAATGCGATTTTGATATCAAATCTTTGTCCTGCGTATAAAACTATGGGATACATATTATTATTAAAATCACTCCACCAACATTTAACGTCCAATTGCTTAATATCATCCCTGCTATTTTGTAATCCTATTAATCTGCTATTATTTACAGATTGATTGAATTGTATATAATCCCTATTCACATCATTTGTTGAAAACATATCTGCTTCAAAATCAACCAATATTTTTTGTCCGTTTATGTTATTTGTTGTTGCTGGATTTGCTGTTGTTGAAAAATCGGTTTCGGGTTGCACGTTTTCGGGTTTAGTTGTTAAAGTATTAGACGTAAATATAATTCTTTGTAATGGTGAAAAACAACCTAATGTGTTATGGTCTGCGTAAACTGATAATAATGTAAAGAAAGCTGCGGCTGGGGGTCTATATGGGGGATTTGCGTGATTAAAAAAATTATTTGGGATAACAATTAAATAAGCATCGGGAATATTCGCGGGACGGTTATATTGTGATGTTGAAAATGGAAACTGTAAAAGAGGAAATAACAAATTATTTAAATAAATTTTCACTCCTCTTTCTGCTACTGTGCCTTGATTACAATATATAGAAGGGTTAGTGTCTAATCGAAATTTTGACAAACTATCATCCCAAACTAAAAATGGAAATGAGTTGTCTGGATTTACTTTTTTATCACCCCCGATGACAATATATTGTGCTCCTGTTGGGGGCAAATCGCCATCACCCGGGAAGGTTGCTATAAATTTTGTTCTTAACGCAGCTAATGCCCTTGACATACCCTTGTTAAACATCGTTACAAATTCTATTTTATCATAACTAAAATAATAACCATTTGACATTATCTGTCTTGTTATATTTCCTGCTGGATATACTGGTTGCGGGGGTAAAACAGAATTACTATCACTCCATAATAAATACTCATAATCGTCCAATGATACTTCATTATCACTAAGAGATTTATATGATAATTGAATACCATAAGGCGTTAAATTTGGATTAGGTTGATTTAATTGAATAGGGCACGCCCAAAATGGAATAGATTGTGATGATAAGCAAAAACGAGTTACACAAACATCATAATTTTTAGCACTATCAATCAAAGAATTATCAAAAACTTGGTTAAATTCTGCTGGAATTGAAGAATATGTTAATTGGTTAGAATTTGTTAATGTAGCATTATAATAACTAATACTCATATTATTTGTATAGGATGACATTATATATACAAATAATATATAAAATAAAATTAGTCTTCATTTGTTAAATTCATAATTAATTCATCATTTAATTTCTTATTGTTTGAAAATAATTTATTGAAATCTTCTGTTGATATATCCTCTAATGCCATACGAAGGGCACAATAACGCCCACATGTAGAACTGCTCGTGTGTTGTATTGACATAGGGTTATAATCTATTTCGTAGGGTGATTGATATAATAATTTCGTCAAATATTTATAATCTAATCCTTGATGATTTCGTATGTTCTTTGGTATTTGTCCCATATTTGTCTTACCATCCGGAATACTGCCGAAACTATCAAAAAAATAAATAGTATTATCTTTTTTAAATAAACACGTCCAATGTCCCACTGATGGCGTCCAATTGTATAAAATACAAACTCTATTATAAGGATGTAAAACATCATCTATTGTTTTACATTTTTTCAATTCTTTGTAAAGCATTACTTTTAATTCACCGTCAAACATCTTTTTTAGGTCGCTCGATGATAATGGATTATCGCCCCCAATCATTATATATTACTCTGTTAATTTATTTTCTTACTCTACTAATTTATTTTGAAAACATAATAAATCATTTGATAATACTAATTGGGGCACGTCTCTAATTATTGTAATACTTCGTGAATTCAATTTTTTCAATGCTTTTAATTCATTCTTATCAAATCCAAAATAATTTTGTAAAACATATTCGTTGCTATGTGTTGCGGAGTCCTTGAAGTATGTTAGATGAGTGCAAGCATTTAATATTCTTTTAGATTGGTTATGACTTGCGGCTATATGTAATGTTAAAATACAATATGTGTCTAAACTTCTGCCAACCTCTAATATTTTAGCGATTAAGTCGAATACGGATTTCTCTTCTTTCTTATTAGAAATAACATCAACGTCATCAAATATAACAAGACATTCTTTAAAATCGTCTGCGGTGAATTGTGCGTCTTCTATTTCATTAATTGGTATTCTTTTATGAATTAATGGGTCTAATAATTTATCGTGAGTTTTCTGTGAAATTAAATAAATTCTTCTTTTTGGATAGAATTTTTTAAATTGTTGTAAATATTCAGCAACCCAAAATGATTTTCCACTGCCTGCTCTACCACACACGAATATTCTATTAGGTTGTCCGTATACGTTAGACGGTGCTATTTGAAAATTGCCACTACGTAAAATTATTTTATCTTTTCCAACATTAGAACCAACTAACGCACCGCCCGAGATATTTGTATCAATTAAGTCATCTAACTCATCATCAGTTAATTTTAAACTTTTATTTCCAAATATTGACATTATTTTTTTCAAATTATCAATGTCAATATTAGTGTCTTTTACTGCTAATTTTTCGTGATATGTTGTTTTAGCGCAACTCTCACAACATTTATTTCCTTTTTTACATTTATCATTACATTTTAGACAGCATTTATGGTCGGGATGATATAAAAATATCTCTGTTCCATTTTCTGCTTTTATTTTAGAATTCTCAACAACCGCAATTCGTTTTCCTTTTGAGAATGATAATTCAGCCATTTAATATATATTAAAAATACATATTAAAAATGATATAAACTTAGAATAAATTTATAATAAATATTTCTTAGGAATTGTAATTTTATATTCGTCTATTAATTTATTGGTTTGTTTGTTTATTACATTATCAAATTTATCACTTACACTTTCTAATACTTTTAATGATACATTTTTATTATCAAAAACTTTGTCAATTTCCATTTCATTAAAATTAAATTCATAAATATTTGATATTAGAACTTTCAAATTATTTAATTGTTGTCTAATTTCATTATTGTATTTATTGCCGTATTTTTCAATAATAGATATAAATGTTTTAATAATGCTATTTGCTTTATTTAATATTGCTACATTTGAAATTAGTATTGGATATAATTTCATTAATAATTTTTTATCATTATCCGTGAGTGCTAATGTATATACACGTTTCAATGCTTTTAATGGTTTATTAAATGTTAGAAATTCTAATAAATTATATTTGATACAATACGAATATTCGTCCGGATTTGGTGTAATTGGGGGAAATGTTCGTCCATACTTCAATGCTGATTTATTTGAAAAAACATTTGATATTTCTGTGTAAAATCCATTGAATGAAAATGCCATATCAATTTTTACAATAAATGTTGATAAAGTTGATATTAATGATATTGGTTGATTATGAATTATTTTATAACCTTGTAAAATTTCTTTTGCTTCCCAACGTAAAGTGATTATTTTCCTTATCTTTTCACATAAATCAAAATAATTTTTTAGACTTATATTCTTTTGACATAGTTTTAATAATTCATTGTAATCATCTTTATCAATGTAATTTTTAAAATAATGAATTTCATTAATTGTTTTTTCGTGGTTGAATTCATGTATTTCTTGATTTTTAATGTATCCAAGATTTAGAAAAGCATTCTTAAAATATGGGTTTAGTCCTGATTTGATGTCTAATAAAATATATTCTTTATTTGCCAATATCTTTTTAATGATTTCTTGCAATCCTTTCAATGTTTGCTTATCAGTGTCAAAAGTTTCTGCTAAATCAATATCACTACTATCTCTAAAAGATTTTCTAATAAACGAACCAGCAAAAATTATATTTTTTTCATTGTAAGTTATTGTTTTGACTGCTTTTATTATTTCACTATTAAAAGAATTTGGTATTATCTTTTTCTTTAAAAAATCATCATTCATATTTATATTACATATTAAGACATTAAAAAAATTTAATATTCTATAATATGAATGATTATTATTATTCCAATAGAGAAGCAATATTAAAGCAAAGAAAGGCATATCGTCAATATAAAATTACTCACGACCCAGACTATAAAGATAAAATTAAAAAATACCAGAGACAATATTATTTAATGAAACGTAAAATGTATTATGAAAAATCATATATAAGAAAACAAGAAGAAATTGAAGAAATTGAAGAAGAAGAAAAAGAAACAAGAATATCACCAGATATCAATGATAATATTGTATCTATAATTATGTCTAA